TTAGCAGGGATAGTAAATGTCCGCGCATTAGCGTCAGTTGATGGGTGAAAAATACACTTACCAGAATCTGTTAACACGGCTGTGTAAGCTGTACTTTGACTGTTTATGGGTATATTTCTAAAACCAACTGCGTTAGTTCCGTCAACAGTACAAGATGACAGTGTACCACTAGAAGGTGTCCCTAAAGGTTGCCCAGCATTAAATACGATATTGCCTGTCATCGTGCCGCCAGACAATGCCAAGTATCCCGAAGCAGGTAAATATGCTGTAACCCATGCGCTTCCGCTATACACCCGCATTTCGCTTGCAGTTGTATTCCAATACAGCGCACCAGTAAGTAGCGCATTTCCGTCATTATCAAGCGTTGGATCGGATGCTTTTGCACCTAAATACCTGTCATCAAACGAGTCATAACTCGCAGCCGCTTGATTAGCATAAGTAAGCGAATCGCCTGCCGCTGATGCGGCTGAAACAGCACTTGCGGCTGCGGCTGATGCACTGCTTGATGCGTTACTAGCTTGCGTGGTTGCCGTACTTGCACTGGTTGAAGCATTGGATGCTGATGTCGCTGCGTTACTAGCCTGTGTGGTTGCTGTGCTTGCACTAGTTGAAGCATTAGATGCGCTAGTTGAAGCATTAGAGGCTGATGTTGACGCGGCTGATGCTGAGGAACTTGCTGATGAGGCTGATGTTGACGCGGCTGATGCTGAGGAACTTGCCGCTGATGCTGAAGAACTTGCCGCTGATGCACTTGCCGCAGCAGCGTCAGCCGATACACCGGCATCATGCGCATAGATAGCTGAGTTTGGTGTTAGATGGAAGAAGCCTGTTGCTGTACTGTAGCGAACATCAATAATCGCTCCTGCACTAATGTCCCCTGCTTGAATCGGATTACTATCGGTAAGTCGAATTGACCGAATCCCGATACCATTCAAGTTAATAGTGGAAATATCAGTATTGCTATTTAGCGGTCTGAATACGACCTGTAAGCCGTCAGTATAAGTAGTAATGGACGCATCGAGAGCAACCACATAACTATTAGCCGTGCCGGTATCTACCGAAAAGTTTACTGTACCACGTTGAAGTTTGGTTTCATCTGGAAGTAACCCAAAGGCAATACCTGTCGCGGCTTTAATCGCATTAACGTCTGAGGATTTTGCCAGTGTAATCTGAGCAATATCAGCAGGAGGATTGAACGTACTCATTTTATGTCCTTACGTCATCTCGACGTTATAAATAGCGCGATTATCGATTATGGCGCATACACATTATTAAACTTACTCGTGGCTTATCTGAATTGTTTAACACCCAGTGGTCAACGAGATTATTAAAACTAAATATATCGCCCACAGGAGTAATAATAGATTGTCCTTCGTAGTTAAAAGATTGGTCATCATCGGATTCCAAAGGGATTAAATATTTGTCGCAGTAATATTCTGCATGCCAGCTATGTGCATCGTTATGACGATAAACTTGTTTGCCAGCAGGGATACGGGTAATTAAAATACCACCGAATTCTGTTTTGTGAATATCATGTCTTTCACAGATAGTACGAGTAATCTTAGCGAGTTCATCTTTAAATTTTTGATCGTTAATATAAAAAACGCTATCGTGAATATCGTGAAATTTTAATGGGCTTTGAGGATTGTAATTTTTAATATCGTTATAGCGAACCCAGATATCATCCACTTCTCTATGTGGCGACATGGAAGATTCAGTGCGATATTTAAATTTATTCCAAAGATAATCGTTATCGGAAATGAATTGATTAATACTCGTCACATCAACATGAATACCGGTATTTACCATATTAGGTTTACCAATCAACACGTCATCTATATTTTCGGCATCACAAGTGTCTGTAGCATGGATACATAGCCAAACCACTCTACCGTTAACCGCTTGAACGCTATGCTCAATACCGGCTTTAATTTCAATCACAGCAGGGGCAAAATAGGTTTCTTGAGTATCACCTTGCCAAACTATAGCGCATCCTTCAACAAGAACACTCATATGGTCAAAGGTATGAGCGTGTTGCTGAACTTCAAAGCCATCGTCAATAATCACTTCTTTGGCATAGACTCCGCCAATAAAGTGATGTGCTTGTACGTTAAGTCCGGTGATACTCATAGTTTCCTTGTGATGATGAAATTACTGTTCCGATAAACCCACAAACAGGCTTACCTACATTCATCACTATTTTACCAACTAATCGTTTAAATGTACTGCGATTTTTTACAATGCCAAATTGCTCTGCCATTTCATATGCCCATGCTTGAACAATATAGGCAAATAACGGGATATAAATCGCATTATTACGCAAGAATTCAGTTAGCGGTTTTGCCCACGCATGATAGCCGATGAGGATTTCTGGATGAGTAGTTGCGATCAAATGCCCAAATAAAGTATCAGCGTCAAATACATCATTTTCAAGATAGCCGTATTCGCGCATTAAAGTACACATTACGCTCATGCCACCGCTTTCGGGTTGTTGAGGTTGAGCCGTTTTGAAATATGAAAAATCTTTTTCAGAATAAATAGGCATTTCACGCTGAGGAATATTAAGCATTCCCTGTGACATTGAAGGTCTAGTTTCCAATTGCTTTTGATATTGACCAAGTGAACTTGTTTGTTGACGACTTGCGGCTTGAGCCTGTAGTTGTCGCAATTGTTCATCCGCTGATATTGTCATAATAAATACCTATTTTGTTGGTGAAACTAAATCCGTAGCTGTTTTACCAGCACTTGTTTTAATAATGGCTGATGTTGCTGCGTAACGATTATAAACATCTTTAACATCTGATAAATATTTCATACTTGCTACATTAGCTAAAGATGCTTTTGTTGTAGCATTCATATCGGCTGTCAAATTATATTTTTGAATAGTATCATTATATTGAGCCGTCAATGTATCGACTGCTAAATTAGCTTGCTTTGTAGCGTCTAAATCACCAATAAACGCATCTCTTGCACGTTGAACATCTGCAGCAATCTGATCGTTAACCATTTTTAAACTATTGTTGAATATAGCTAATTGCTTATCATTTTCAAGTGTTTGCTTAGATGCTAATTGTGCAATAACTGCGTCAGATGCTTTTTGAGCAATGGTAACATTACCGCTAGTAATTAAGCGATTTAATTCTTGAGCATTTTCAACATTTGATTTGGATAAGTCATTTAAATTGTTAAGCATTGCGGTAGTAAACAAATTAGTAGCCGCGTTGATGGCTTGAGTATTAGTGGTATCTACTGCAATTTTATTAGCGGCATTCCAATTCTGAACTTGAATATCGTTCTGAGCCTGTCTATCCATACTGGTGGCTTTAAGACCAAGACCAGTGGTAATTAATTGATTTTGAGCCTGTGCATTGGCTTCATTGGCTTTTTGTCTAGCCAATGCGTCTTGTTGCGCAATCGGTAAAGCGGCTTTAATCGCTGCGTCTTGAGCAAATCCCGCAGCAGCACCTGTATTGAGCATACCTCTACGCGATGCTTGTAGATTAGCCGCATTAACAGCTTGCTGGATATAAGGATTGTTCTTGGCAAGTAATCCAGATAGCTGATTAGATACCATTGAATCCGGTGTAACATTAACCTCAGCGGCTTTAGCAGCGTCTACCATCTTGGTAACATCAGCGGCTGAATTAGGATTGACAACGGTATTTGGCGCACCTACTTTGGCAACATTGAGCATCCCTTTATCAATCATATCTTGAGTGATACCAGATGTAACTGTACTATTTATAGGATTACCATTAACATCAAATCCACCACCTAATGTTTTAGCATCAAGTGGGGCAGTGGCGGTTTTTAATTTTAAATCATCAGCCGTTTGTTGTGCTAATTGATTTGCAACATCTTGCTCATTAGCTAATTTTGTCGCAGCGTCTGCTTGGATTTTAGCATCAGCATCGGCTTTTACTTTAGCATCTGCGGCTATCTTAGCTTCTTCTTGGGTTTTAGCATCAGCAACTGCTTTATCCGCAATAGTTTGTGCTTGTGTTTTCTGAGCAGTCCATCGCACATTGTTTTCGGGATTAGCCATCAATGCAGTTTTAGCTGCCTTGTATTGCGCACCA